CCGTCTTCCTGGTGCCACTGAAGCCGAGCCTGTTGCTCTGGTTTATAGTTCCGAGCATATGTATGACGAGAGAAAGCCTGGTTTGAAGAATTTCGTAAATGATACTTTCCTTCCTCGTCTTGGTTATCTGTCTGTTGGTGATAGATATACCACAAATTGTATTAGTTATGATGATAGCGAGTTTGCCACTGAGGCTGCTCTAAAGACTGCTATTGATGCGGCTGCTACCACTGCTGTTTATGCTGGTATTAGTACTGATGGCGCGCATAAGCTCAGTGCTACTAAGCCTACTTATGGTCCTGTCCTTAAGGTTCGTAATGGCTTCACAATGCCCGATGGCACCTATGGTGTGCAACTTGTTTGCGTCCAGGCGTAATCTTAAAGGAGGATATAGAAATGGATAAGAGAATTTATGAATTAGCTCTTCATGCTGCAAATCGTACCGCTCCTGCTGACTTCTCCTATGAGAATGTTGAAACTGCTCTTCGTGAGGAGTTCCGCAAGATGGCTGGTTCCGTGAATGAGTTCATGCGTAATCGTTATGATATTTATGATATTATAATTAAGACTGCTGATGAGGTTATGCCTCGCAAGGCCATTGATATTATGGGTCAGTTTGCTGAGATTCAGAGCGTACCCCAGGGTACAAAAGCTATCTTCCGTACTCGTACTGGTAAGATGCGTGCCCGCAAGTTCTTAACTCAGGTTGGTCTTTCTGGTGTCTATGAAGCTTTCCGTCTTGACAACAAGACCTTCGAGCTGAATATGGGTGCTATCGGTGGTGCCGCCACTATCGACTTCTGCCGTTATCTTGATGGTGCGGAAGATATGGCCGAGTTAATGGACATCATCGTTGAAGGCCTCAGTGATGCTGTATTTATCGAAGTTCAGAAGGCTCTGCGTGCTTCTTTGAATGCTGTACGTCCTGCTTCTACTGTATATACAGATAATGCTTGGAATAGCGACCATATGTTTGCTCTCTGCAATGTAGTTCGTGCGTATGGCCAGAATGCCGTAATCTTTGCGCCACCTGAATTCGTGGCTGCTATGGGTCCTGATGCCATCGTTCCTATTCCTGCTTCTGGCAATTATGGTGGTGTGTATCATCCTCAGGATATTGATGCTATCCACAATACTGGATACATTAATCTGTTCCGTGGTACTCCTATCGTTCAGATTCCTCAGTCTTTTGTTGACGAGAACAACGATAAGGTTTGGATTGACCCCTCTATCGCTTACGTTCTCCCCACCGGTGGTGAGAAGGTTGTAAAGGTCGTTCTTGAGGGCGAAACCCAGATTAAGGACCATGACAATTATGATAATTCTATGGAAATCCATGTTTGGAAGAAAATGGGCTGCGGTATTCTCAGTTATAACAACTGGGGTATCTACCAGAATCAGGCCATTCAGACCCCCGTTATGGATAATCCCTATGGTATATAATTTAATTTAATATCTAAGGGGAGGGGCGATTCCCCTCCCCTATTTTAAAAATCTAAGGAGTTAAAAGGAGAATTCTATTATGGAAGGAAAAGTTACTATTATTAATACTGTTAATGCTCGTGTTGGTGTTACGTTACCTGATATTCACTTTACGCATACATGGTTGAAGAAGGGAGATAAGTTTAGTGTATCGCATGATATTTTTGATGCGATGATGTATGATACTGGTTCGCGCAATATGTTTGAGAAGGGTATTCTTTATACTGAAGATATGGAAGTTAAGAAAGAATATGGCCTTGAACCGGAAGACGCGGAAGAGCCAGTAAATATTATTATTCTCAATGAGACGCAGATGAAGAGGTATCTTACTGTAATGCCGTTCCATGATTTTAAAGAAGGGTTAGAAAAAGTTTCTAATGATCAGATTGTGCTTTTAGCGCAATATGCAATTGACAATAAGATTACTCCGAGCATTGATAAGAAAAAGTATATACAAGAACGTGCGATGATTGATATTTATAAAGTTCTTGAAGAAAACCAAAAGGATGAAGATGCTGCAAAAGCTACAAAAAAATAATGGAGGTTTAATATATGACCTCTTATCAAACTGTATATGATGCTTTTTTGGCAAAATTATTAGATGATGAATGGGGTTTTTGGACTGAGGACGAAGTTAATTAGGATTTAAGATAGCTTTTAGAAGGAGCAATTCCTTGGTTTAAATTCCCTAGAACTTCTCTTGACCGTGGGGACTACGGTTTTGAGAATGATTTAAGTAATATAGAGATTTAGATTTTAGCTACATACATGAAATGTGAATGGTTAAATAGAACTATTCTTACTTGGGAGAATGTGAAACCACTTTACGAAGAAAGAGATTTTTCACAAGCGAATTTATTAGCAAAGTTTCAATCTATGCTAGAAGCAGAGAAATATAATGCGCTTAAACTTGAAAGAATTTATTATAGATCTTATGATGGTAAGCCATTTGATTTTACCTCTTTAGCAGGAGAATAAAATGAATAGTACGACTGAAATATTAACTGAAGCTTATTTTAATAAATTAAGAAATAAGTATTACGGTCTGCTTTGTGAAAAAGAAAAGAATAGAGATTGGGAGAAATTTCTTGACTCTATTATTATCGAACTTTATGGTTTTCCAGAAGAATAGCGTACAATTAATTGGTTAGAATTAATTAATAAAACTAATTCTTTACGTTACTTAGATTATGAATATTTTCGTAAAACCATATTTGAATGTATGGGGTTACTTTCAAAATAAATGACTTATTTTGAAGATATTTATTTAAAACGGTTAAATAGATATGGG